CATTAGGGCAACTGGTGCAAGAAGTCCTAGAGTAGCTATAGTTCCAGTAATAAATGATTTGACTCCACTACTTAGATTATTAAACTTATCTAAAAGGTCTGTTGCAAACTTTACGATTGGAGTAATAAGCTCGGCAAACTGTTGTCCAATTGGAGCTAGTGCTTTTTGCAAGTCCTCGATTGACTTCTGGAACTTGTAGAGTGGAGAATCTTCTACTCTCTGAAGCTCTCTCTCGCTCAGGATGGCTAGCTCTTGTGAGGTTGCCTGAGTTAGCTGTAGAACTCTTTGTGCTTGATTACCCTCAGCTACAACGTTTTGGAATAGTGTGGAAATACGTGCAAACTGGAACTTTCCGAATAGCTCCTCAATTGCTCTGGCCCTGTTCAGGGGATCTAATGTATCTAAAGCTTGAGCAAATTGAATTACGGTGCTCTTGATGTCTCCTGCATTACCCTCTACGATACCATTAATGTTAATGCCAAGGCCACCGAGCATCTCTGTTGCTTTTGCAGTAGGGTTGATCATCTTTGCAAGACCAGACTTTAGTGCGTTAGCACCCTCTGAAGCATTGATGCCACCTTCCTTCATAGCTGTTAGGAAGAAGGCCAAGTCCTCTACGCTTCCACCTAGCTGCTGGATAACTGGTCCAGCCTTAGGAATTGCAATTGTCAAATCTTCAATAGCAGTTACAGTCTGGTTTTCTACTGCGTTTAGGAAGTCAATCTTTCCAGCAAGATCTTCTGCAGCAACACCAAAGGCATTCGTAATAGAGATAGTCGTCTCAAGTGCGTCTGCCTGCTCTACCCCACCAAGAACTGCTAGCCTAGTTGCCTCTGCTACCTGAGCAGTTAGGTCTGCACCCATCTTACCCATGGCAGCTGCGTCAGCAGCAAGGCCCATGGTATCGGCAATTGATACTCCATACTTTGTGAACTCAGATGCTAGCTTCTGAAGCTCCTTGGTCATTGCTTCGGTTTCAGCCTCAGTTGTGAATAGCTCACCGTACACACGCTTAAACCTAATAGCCTGTTCTTCCATCTCCTGGAATGTCTTCATTGCTGAAGAACCTAGAACTGCTAGTGGTAGGGTAAAACCAACCATGAGCTGGCGACCAGCCCACTGTGTATTCTTACCAAAGTTTAGAAGATTTGTAGATCCCTGCTTAAGTAGCTGATTAAAGATTTGCTGCTTCTGTGCAGTCATAGCAACCTGTGTTCCAAGGTTATCCATGTCTAGTGTAAGAGGTCTTACCTTAATTGCCTCGATTGCACCATTAGCAGTTTTACCAAGAGAGATAAATTGTGTCTGCATTGTCTTGACACGCTCACGTGCCACAAGCTCAATGGTGTCAAATTCTTTTCTAAATGCCCTGCTGAAAGTCTTAGATGTAGCAGCACCATACTTGAAGTATTGGCCTAGGGAAAACTTGTTCTTTTCAAGGGCATTTGTGAAGCTAGTGGCCCTGTCACTAATCGTAGTTAAGCTGCCAGAAAACTGCTTTGTGGCATTAACTGAATTTAAAAGATTTTTTGTAAGATTGTCTGAGACTGCTTTATTGGCAGCATTTCCAGAATTGCGGATGCTGGTATGAAAAGCTGATATCTGAGCTTGCAGATTTTTGATAGCTGATAACGCATTAGCGGTATCAATATTTACCTGTATATTAGACCTGATATCAGCCATTCATTAAGCACCTCGTGTTGTTCTACTTATTAGGTAGAGAGTTACCACCTAAAGCTTCTGTCATATTAATGCCAGATGCTTCTTCAATGATCTTATAGACGGTTGGTAGATCTATATTATCCTCTAGTGCTTTGATGTCTCCTGCAAGATCAGCGTTATACTGTTTCATTGCGATCTGGACACAAGCCATGAGAATATCCATTGACTTTTCATTGTTGTCTGCAACATCTGCGATGTCCTCGAACTTCTTTGTGAAGTCACGAAGCAACGAGATCTTTAGCGGGCGAACGTTAATCTCTGTCCCATCAATTAGCTTTAGAACCTTGTTTTCGTTAACGGTTGTAGCCATTGTCTCCTCTTCCTTTTACCACTTGTTGTGATTACTAATTATACCATACAGAGCCTTGTTTTTACTAGAGTTTCTCGTAGGAAAGCCCCATTCCAATGCCAAATCCAGCATCGGCAGCCTTCTTACCTGTCAGTGACGTGACATCGTTTTCCTGCTCCTCTGTCTTCTTTGGGCCGAACACCTTTTCCTTTAGCTTTGTCCACTCATCCTGTCTACCTTGATCCTTCTCCAAGTCTACCCCCTGGATAGCTGCAAGAAACTTCTTATCAGCATAGTCTGATTCGCTCTTAGACTCCAATATTGCAATAAGCTCTGGCATGGAGATTGAGGTCTCTAGCTCATAGAAGTCTTTCCAGATTCCCAACAAAAATGCTTTTGATTCTAGCTTAACTAAATCTAGTTCTTCCCAGCTAGAGCCAGAGCCTTCACCAACTGGCTTGGAGCCACTCTCGGCTTTCTCTGAAAAGGAGATTCCTCCAGCAATTTCTACAACCTTATACATCGTTTTTATGTCCATACTATCAGCTACTAATTCTGGGGATGCTATCTCTGGTCTAAACTGATTCATAGCAAAGGCAACGCACTCAATGAGAACATCTATCTTTTCATCTTCTGTGGATGCATTTTCTATTTCTGAAAACTTAGACATAAAATCTCTTAGGTAAAATATCTTTAGTGGGGTAATATAAATCTGGGTTCCGTCAATTAACTCTACAGTAGAGCTCTCATACACTTTATTGGCCATACTCCATTATAGCAAAAAACTGCCCCAGCCGTAGCCAGGGCAGTTCTATTAAGTTATATTTGCAGCTATTAGCTAGCTGGGATTGTGCGGTCAACGATCTTACCGTATGCACCAGAGTCGTTTGGTAGCAATCGGAATGATACGTCGAACATAGAAGCCTCGTCACGCTTTGCAGAAACTGTAACATTGTCAATCGACAACGCACGGTATGCAACGTAGACACGCTCTACCTGCTCTGTTGGAGCACAGTCACCTGTACCAGGACCAACAGCAACAAGTCCACGCTCTACTGGACACTCACCCAAGTTACCAGCGTTGATCAATAGCTCCTGAGAGTTTGATCCGATGCCAGTTCCTGTAAGGGAAGATAGGTCGTTGTCAGATGCAGCAATTGCAACTAGCAAGTTCTCTAGAGTAGCCTCAGCAAAAGTTGTGTTCATGTTTACCTGCATGCCCTGCTTGTACAGCTTAGCAACGTCAAGAACCTGGTCAACCTGTACTTCACCGAAGTCTGGCTGGAACTGAAGCTCCAAACCGTTCATGGTGTAACCTACGTTTGTGAAGTCAAGGTCGTCCGAGAGATCCTCGCGGAATGACTGAGCTGCAGTGTAGGCTGGTAGGTCTGCGTCGGTTAGTGTTGTACCGTACGTAAACAAAGATGCGGCACCAACGATAATGTTGGTACTCGAACCACGTGTATATGCCATAATTTATTCACCTCATTTTCGTTAGAATAATTGGGCGTGTTTCCTCATTACTAATTATACAGGACGATTATGATATAATTACGATTTGTGCCAATTATAGTCAATAATTATTTTGTTACCTGCAAAAGTTCTGGCTGTTCCAAAGTCAACAATGTCCCTGGTTTCTTCTAACTGGTAAACCTTGATGTCATGAAAGTATACAAACTCAAATGGGGTGCCTGCCTCATCTACCAGAGGATTGTCTGAGCTTTGCCTTGCACGAATCCAGTCATTCAAGTCCTGTGCAGACTCATCACCGTTATCTAGCAAGTCTTGAACTTGCTGGGCAACCTCAATTATAAATGGAATGGGGTTTTCACCAGTAGCGTAAAAATAGTAAAGTAGCTGCTCTGACTTTATGTGTGGGAATGGGCTTCTCCTCATTTTAAACATTCTATCGTATACAGCAAACTGACCATTTCCATTTGGAAAGGTTTCGGTTAGTGTGTCAATATCTGTGGGGCTAGTAGGAAAAAATGGAAGTGTCGTATCTCCATCAAAGCCGTTCAGTGGGTTGTCGGAAAAGTATTCGGAGACCTTTTCTTGCATATAAGCATTAAGAAAAACTGGTGGGTAGTAAATTGACATTATGCTGCTGCACCTCCTGATGCCCAGTTATATCCAACGGTCTTTCCGTAGGACTTTCCTCCACGGAGGCCCCTCTGCATATTATTCGCATAAGGAAATGGGTTCTTTAAGTAGTCGAATATTCCACTGGACCTAATGTATGACTGAGTAAAGTAGCTCTCAAAGAAGGAATTAATTACTCGATCAAATGACCCAGTGGTTTCTTGCCCTCCAGGATTTGTAACAACAACTGGCTTGCTTGTAAAGACCTGCTCACCATTATCATTAAATGCTAGGACTCTGCCCTTGGGTCTAATTGTTACTGGGATTCCTTCTTCCATAATCCTAGCCTTATCATAGAATGGCGTTGTTGAACCATCTTGAATTGACGTTGACTGTCTAAAGGTTGAGTTAAAGGATAGGCCAGCACCAGTAACCAAATAGTCAATATCAAATAGTCTTCCAGCTGGTGTGCCTGTCATTGACCACTCGTATATATGGTTTAGTGCTGAGGGGTTTACCCTAGCATTTGAGTCTACAAAATTCTTTAATGCCTCTATGACATCTTTGCCTAGCTTATTTAGTATTGCTGACTTAGCAAGCTCTGTGCCCTCAAGGAAGCCCTGTGTATACTGAACTAGAGAGTTCATATCTTTCATCAGCTGCTTGTCATTAAATACTACCTTCATTAAATATCTACCGCCTGGTTCTCAGACCTACGCAATACGATCTTGTAATACTCTACGCTTCCAAATGGACCTACAAATGGTTCCTGGCTTGCTACCTCAAAGATAGTTGACTTGTTTACTCTAGACCCAGAAGTTTCTACATAGATTGGATTACAGTTGCTATCTTTGATGTTTGTGACTACAATATTTGTAATGGCATTATTTCCATCTGAAGATGATATTCTTAGGTCTCCCTTGGACCTGCCAACAAGTATCTTTTCCTGTGTTATGTTGACGTTAGGAGCTACCTCTTCTTTCATGGCAGTTCCTGGTGTAGACAGGCTTAGACTTATTGTCCTATCAAACATCCATTGCTTTTTAACGTTACCGTAGGAGCCTTGCTCAACTATTGGGTGGTATATTTCTGCCGATAGCGGAAATTGGTAATCTCCCGTATTGCAGTCTGCCATTATAACACTCCAAGTTTGGTGATTGACTTGTGGTACTTGGATAAAATCTTATCTACAATTAGGTTTCCAGTACCTTCAAAAATAGCCTTGTCGAACTGAATCTTAAACTGGTCAGTGTTGTAGCTTGTTACGTACCTCTTATAGTACTCTAGCTTTCCACACTCAATATCATTAATCAGTAGCTCTGTTGCCTTTACGATATCGGACGGTACCGTTGGGTATCCATGATCAACTACAACCCTGTAGTCATTTCTCTTTGGAAAGTCTAGATATGTGTATCCTACAACTCCGCTATCAGAGGCTGCTGCAGGCAACATAATTGGTGCACCTTCTGATCTGTTGTCTGTTCCCTCTACAACAACCACAATGGCTGTTTTATCCTTTGACATTGCAAAAGTTCTGTCAGTTACCAGAACGTTGTTTTCATAAACTTCGTTAACCTTGATGACTCTATCCCATACTGGAAGAAAGTCTGTACCATTACCAGGAACCTCTAGGGTCTTTTTTTGGTAATAGAATCCATCTGGAATGACTGAGTCAATAACTGCCCTGGCTAATTCCTCATTGGCAGCATAGGCAGCTATTTCAGAAGCTGTTGTTGCTTTATTGACTGCAAGAACGTATGGCCTAACTACCTCATATGTATCGTGAATTACAATTGCTCCGTCTGCAGTGGTGATCTCAATGTAGTAATTGTTATCATACTTAGCACTCAAGCTAATAGAAAACTCTTCTCCAGACTCACCAGAAAACTCTTGAGTGGATACAGAAAGATCCGCCATATCTGTAATTGAAGCAGTAAACGTTTGACTAGAAAACCCAGTCGGTATAGTAAGTGTTGCTTCTACAACATCATATGGCGGAACTCTCAGTATTTCCATTATAGCTTAAAGCTCCTTGGATACCTCGGCAGCATCAGCTACACGAATGTGGTCTCGTCCAATCCACTTGTCTGCCTGAGACTTTGGAACTAGATTAAGTCCAGTTAGGACTCTACCCACACCAACCCAAGTTACATTACGTGTTGAGTATAGTGCTACAGTCTCTTCCTTGTCAGATGCCTGCTTTGCAGCTGGCTTCTTCTTTGCTGGCTTCTTCTTTGTGCCAGTTCCGATGACTCCGTCAGCAACTGGTGCTAGGGCCTGCTCTACTGGCTCTGCGTCTACTGGACGCTCTGGGGATGAAATAACTTCATCTCCCTTTACTTCTTCAGCTAGCTCTACAGCTGGCTCTTCTGCAACTTCTGGCTCTACAGAAACTTCTTCCACTGGACGCTCAAACTCTGTTCCGTCCTGGACAAATCCGTCTCCATCACCATCTGTGGCTTCTGGGTTAAACTCTGCCATTTCTCCTCCTAAGGTTCTTTTAATATTATAGCAGATAAAAATGAAAGGGACAGAGGCCAGATAGCCCCTGCCCCTCTCAAGGTTATTCAGTTGGATTAAGCGTCAGCTGCTGCATCCGCAAATGCAATAGCGTCTTCCTCTTCCCACTGGATGCCGAAGCGGACGAATACGGTGTATTCAATGGTGTCCTTCTTGGCCTTGTATTCACGGTTTACTGTGATGTCTCGCTGGAATCCCCATACACGGTTCTGTGGGAATGTCAGGTCGATGTAGCCAGCTGGGTAGTAAGGAACTTCCTGGACCTCAACACCTAGAACACGGGTAGTGCGAGCACCACCGAATGTCTGACCGCTTCCGCCTAGGTAGGCTTCACGACCTGCTGGTGTTCCTGCAGCACCTGGGTGAGAGCCAAAGGCCTCAGCAATAGCGTCTGCAAGGGTTCCGTTGTTCTTTACGATGCCCTGGAATACGTCTGTACCTGCATAGAACTTAAGGTTGTTCTTGATTGCACGGTACTTACGTGGCATGGCTAGGATGATGTTCTGCATAACCTCTGGGGTCCATGCATTGTTTGCAACAGTTACGACTGACTCGTGTGCTCCACCAGTCTTTGCCTTGTTGACAAATCCATCCATGATCGACAGGAAGTCTCCTGTAGATCCATCACCGTTAATTGCTAGGTCCTCGATGTCATTTGCAAAAGCATTTGTCATCAAGCGTACTAGGTGGTCCTCAAGGGCTGCACCCTCGACGCCATCTTCTAGGGCCTCAGCTGAGACCTCCCAGTCCAAACGGATCTTCTTTGTTGTTAGCTCAACCTTGGTAAACTGAGCACCAGTGTTGGTGTAGTCACCGACAGCTTGTGCAGCTGCACGGATAACCCTCTCTCCAACATTGACCTTCTCGAGCTCCATGGTGTTTGCACGCATAGTAACTCTGCGACCATCTTTGGCGAGTACAGTTGCATCCCATACGTAGTCAATAAAACGACGTGCCTGTTCAGGGCGTAGGATACCACTACCTGCATCACCAGAAGGGTTTACAGCGTTACCACCAGATGTTAGGCCATACTCGGCTGTTGGAATGTTGCCCAATGTGCTTGCACCTGGGTCAGTCACACCACCAATACCACCAGATGCGAATGCACCCTGACCTTGGAATGTACCAGGTGCTGTTCCACCTAGCTCACCAGTTTCACCTGGCTGATTTTTGATAATCTCTTCCGACATATTGTCACCTCCTAAGTGATTGTTTTGTCTTAATTAAATAAGTCGGCAGTTTTGAGGAAACGACCGCCCCATAGGGATTTCTGAACCATATCTGATTCAGTTTCCTGAACAATCTCGCCTAGATCGCCAGATTTACGGAAAGCGGTGTCTGCCTCAACAGCATCTACTCGCTTGCCAAATTCGTTAAACTCACTCTTGGATGCAGTAACCTCGTCCTTTACGGACTTAATCTCTGCATTGGCACCATCGAGTGACTTCTTAAGATCAGCAACTTGCTCGTTAAGAGACTTAATAACTGCTGAAAGATCGCTAAAGGCTGATGTAATACCGCTCTGCAATTCAGCAACAGCGACAGAAACATCGTCTGACTTAGATACCTCTTCAGCTGCCTCAACAGAATCAGACTTCTTGTCTTCATAAGACTTGTCCTCTTCCTCCATATCAGCTGACTTCTCAGTGGCATCGGCTTCATCAGCCTTCTCCTCCATGTCGTCTTCATCCATGTCGTCTGTCTTGACAACCTCAGCGTCGTCTGCCTTCTCCATTGCGGAGTCTGCAGCCTCAACTACGGCATCTGCCTCTGGAGCGATCTCGTCTGATTTCTCAACTACAGCGTCTTCTGCTGCATTTGTGTTTTCTTCAGTCATAGGATCTTCCTCCTTGTTCATCTTAGAAAGATTAATGCCTTTAGCACTATCAACTAAGAACTTTATCATTTCTGTTTTCTCGTTGTCATTCTTTTCAACGAAACCTATGTTCTTCATAGCATTGCCATTTACTGGACTTACGGCTGAGTCTTCTGCCGATACCATTACCATGCCAGACTCATTATCCCAAAAAACATTTTCAATCTCTACATCAAATGCATCGCCCTTTACGACGTCAACGCCGTCCACCTTTTCGATAGACATAATGTTTGCAAATTGATTAGCTGGAGTGTCTACTAAGGACAGCTCTACTAGGTCATATTCTTTAATAACTCTAATTTGCTTTTCCATCTTCTCGTCATAAGCGTCGTCCCACTCATTCATGCGACCGCCAATAGAAAAGCCAGATAGGGTTCCATCAAGAACCTTTTCCCAGGTGTCTTGTGCACCTTTTGAAACATATGCAGATACATATACTCCAGAGAAGAACTTCTTGGATTCTGGATCAAAGTATTTCTCTTCTTTAAATGCTACCATTTTGCCGACTGCTAGTGGCTGGTGCATTTCACGAATGTTCCCACGAAACTTTGAGAAGGCACTGATTGATGCCTCTGTGGTTACAATGTCATCTTGTCTATCTACGTTATCAAGCGTAGCAAATCCTGAGACGATGCGTCTCTCTTTGTCTACCTTGCTAAAAGGCATTGACAGACGTACGTTGTCACCGTCTGTAAC